TCAACATGCTAGTAGATTGTATGTTAATAATTTCTATGATCTTGCACCCAAAGCAGGATGGATCTATTATGTAGTAATGAACATCAATCCAGAAATACAAGGTGCAATTACTGATCCTACCTTGGCGGCAGAATTTCAAACCTGGTATGCCAGATACGGTGGAAGGGTAGGATTACTGGCAAAACAAGCAGATCTACCAAAATTTACAATAGAAACAGAAACTCTAAATCAATATAACAAGAAAACTGTTATACAAAAACGAATCAATTACGGCTCTATCAGTATTACCTTCCATGACGATATGGCCAATGCTACAACAAACCTATGGAAGAGTTATTATCAATATTACTACGCTGATAGTCTAGGTGCAACTAATGCCGGAATCTCAACTTCAATAACTCCAAAATATATTGATAAAAAATATAGTGATTACAATGATTTACAGTACGGATTAAACAACGGACAAACAGTTCCATTCTTTATCTCAATTGATGTTTATCAGTTAAGCAGACAGCAGTATACATCATTTAAGATAGTTAATCCGATGGTTAAAGAATGGGCGCATGATCAATTGGATCAAACGCAAGGAAACAAAGTATTAACCAGCAAACTAACCGTAGACTACGAAACAGTTATATACGACACAAGCCCTACTAACTTTAGTAGTTTACAAAATCCGGGATTTGCCGCCGACCATTATGATAGAACTCCTAGTCCATTAAGCATCGGTGGAGTAGGGACTAACAGCATTTTAGGTCCTGGAGGTATTATGGCAGGAGCACAAGATGTATTTGGATCATTGGCCAATATAGGAACTGCTAGTCCATTAGACATTTTAAATACTGCTATCAAAGGTGCAAACCTAATAAGAAATGCACAATCTATTTCTTCAGCAGGGATAGCACAAGAAGCCAGCGGGATACTTACTGGAGTGCTAGGCAATATCAGTGCAACGCCAGCGGGAGTAGTAAATCCAGATGGAACCATTACTAGAGCACCAGCAAGCAATAGAGTATTGCAGGGTGTATCTCAATCTGTGGCCGGAATACAACAGGTAGTAAATCCAGCTGGTGTAAATCTACCATCGATCGGTGGCAGCACTAATATAGTTTCTGCTATTGCTAAAATAATATAGGATCTATCATGGCTGTAACATATAACAACGTACCCAAAGAAAAAGCTGCATCAAGTTCTGATCAAACTGTTCAAGTATTCGACCAATATTATCAAACCCCTATCGCATTAAACAACAACGAGTTAGTTGCAATGACAGGGTTTTTTGAAAAACGCGGGTTCCAATTAGATGCAGCCGAATCAACAGCGTTAGTAATATTACAACAGGCCAAGAAAGATGGCTTCAGCGCTATGCAGGTAATGGATACATTGAGCGGATTAAGCCCTGTAGAGATTAGTGCATTAGTGGCAGAGATCTTAAATTATAATAGATTTAAAACCAGCAGTCTCGGCACTGCTCAGCATTTTGCACCAAGCGAAGAGATCACTAGAAATATAATAGCATGAGCTTAAAGTTTGCCCAAGGTGTTTACAAAGTAAAGAACCCTGAGAAATATGTAGGGTTAGGTAGCCCACGTTATAGATCATCGTGGGAAATATCTGTTATGAAGATGTGTGACGAGAATCCTGCTATTGTACAATGGGCCAGCGAAAGCGTTAAGATACCTTACAGAGATCCCTTAACAGGTAAACAGACAGTATATGTTCCGGACTTTCTAGTAGTATTTGTAGACAACAAGAATAAGAAGCGTGCAGAGCTTTGGGAAGTAAAACCGGTTAACCAAACTTTAGCCGAGAAGGTAGGAAAGAATAAGTACAATCAAGCACAGTTCGTTAAGAACCAAGTGAAGTGGGCAGCAGCTAAGAACTGGTGCAAGCAGAATGGCCTAACATTTAGGATCATTACAGAACACGATTTATATCATACAGGCAGAAAACTATGACTAAGAAACTAGAAGAGATGTTAGATATCAACCAAACAGAAGAACCAGTAACTCCGCTAGAAGAAGCGCCAGCAGCACAGCCAATCTTAGACCTACAAGAAAAGCTAGAAGAGTTTGATAAGATCTCGGCAGCATTACCTCGCGTTAGAGGACTAGGTGACATCAGCGATCAAGAACTAGATGCATTGGCTGCTAAAGCAGAACAGGCCTACGACGACCTAATGGATTTGGGCATGAATGTTGATGCACGCTACGGCTCAAAGATGTTTGAAGTAGCAGCAAATATGTTGAATGCGGCTATCACAGCCAAGACAAACAAGATCGAAAAGAAACTTAAGATGGTTGATTTGCAGTTGAAGAAATATAATATCGACAAGAAAACCGCACAAGATAACGGTACTGAAGTGCAGGGCGAGGGATATATCCTTACAGATCGTAACAGCATTTTAGAGAAACTTAAGAATCTTAAATAAATAAAGCATAGGAACATACAACCATGACTAAACAATTTAAAGACTATCTAGCAGAAAGCACACGCAAATACGATTTCCGTATTAAAATTGCAGGTGATGTATCTGAAGATAAAGAAGCACTTATCAAAGCGTTATTAGGAAAATTCCAAGTAACTGAATTTAAGAAAGCAGGAGTAACTCCAATCCAAGAGTTACCATTAGACTTTCCTAAGATCAAAAACGCTAGTGTAAACATCTACGAAGTAACATTAGATTATCCAGCAACCCAGTGGGAACTATCAGAGTACCTTTGCGCTAACGCAAACATTGTTCCGGAATCAATCGTAGTACGTCGTCCACACGAAGCATTAGAAGAATACCAAGAGCCACAAACAGAACGTACAGAAGCATTGCTTACAGATAGCGAATACAAAGAATCACCAAATGCAAACTTTGATGACTTCTATGGTGACAAATACAACACAGGTTTCGTTAAAGAATTAAACGATATCTTAAAACTACAACGCAAAGAGCGCGGTGAAGAAATTCCAGAAGCTAAATCAGACGAAGTACTGAAGAATCCAGGTGACACACTTGTTAAGATTCCTCAAAACAATAAGGCTGTATTAACACAAGCTGAAGATCCGAGAAAATAATTATGAACATGAATGACTTATTAAGCCGCTTAACTGCGCTAGAATCAGACAACAGTAAAACGCCTGTAAATGAATGGGAAACAGATCCTGCTGCACACGATCAAGAGTTAGTCGACTCATGGTATGATACAGTAGTTGATGCACTAAACCAATATGAAATTGATGGTCCGCTGTCAGATAAGGAATTGGAAGAATTATGTCGTGCAGTTTGTAATGATTTAAATGACGAAGTTGATCACCACACAGTGCATAAAATTATTGCAGGTGAATTAGACCAACGTGAACGTGATCATGAACAAGATGGTCCAATGGACAGCAGCGATGATGCAGCAGCACTAGCATCAGCAGGTCACGGCAGCGATGAAGATTATGGTACATACGATGAAGATATGGGTGAAGAATTTGTAGCCTGTATCGTTGACTATGATCGTAGTGGTACAGCAAAAGTACTACGTAGCAAACCAGTTAGCAAAGAACGTGCAGAAGAAATCATCGCTAACGCAAAAGCAAAAGACACATTTAAAAATCCATTATTCAAAACAATCTACCCAGCAAGTGCAGGTAAACTAGATGCTGAATCAATCATGAAACAGTTTCCAGATTTGAGTAAAACAGAAAGCCAAGGTGGACAGGGTGACATTGGCGGCGCACATGGCGAAGAAACAATTAGCCCAGTACATGGAGAAAGTATGGAAAACGATCTAACAACAGAAAGCCTACGTTATTTGTCAGGCATTAACAAAACAATCAACGAATGTGGCATCCCAACAGCGATGGCTCCGCATACACCAGCAAGTATTAACATCACAGCCGGTAGTGGGTCAGAACTAACAGGTATGCTCAAAGACATCATGAACCTAGCAGGTGTGCATCAAGTTACACCACAACACATGCCAATTGATGTGTTAGCAGCTCCTAGCGCAGCTCCTGCACACGCAGATGCTGGTCCAGATATGGCCACATTGATCAAAGCAGTAGGCGAGCCAGAAGCAGATACTGACAGCATGAATGATCATGAAGAAGAAACAGATGAAGGCAGCGGCGAGAAAGAAGAGAACCGTCCTTGGGATTCTAGCCCACACGAAAAGATACGTCAAGATGGCGTTCGTAAGTTCGGTGATCAAAATTCAGGAAGCGGTAAAGGTCGCATTGGTACACAACCAAATGCACACACTACTGAATCAATCGCAGAACGTTTATATGCAGACTACCGAGCATTTGTTGCAGAAGCAGCAGCAGACGAACCAGCGGCACCGGATGCAGATGCTATTGCAAAACGTAAACGCTTACAGGCAATCAAAGACAAGCAAGAAGATGACGCAGCAGAAAAAGGCAGCAGTTCATCATCTACTACACGTAAGATCGCTGGCAAAGCCTACGGTGGCTCAGCACAGAAAGATGACAGCGACGAAGATTAAACCTTAAGACGTAGTCTACCAAATAGCACCTCCGGGTGCTATTTTTTTCATTAAATACTCATATGGCAAGTAAATCATTAGACGGCAACTTAGTAAAAAAAGCGCACTCCACCCAGAAGTTCACTAATCAGCAGATTGAAGAACTTTTACAGAGCAGTGATCCTGCTACGGGTCCTGCATATTTTCTAAAACACTTTTTCTTCATACAACATCCTACCAAAGGTAAGATCACATATGAAGCATTTGCCTATCAAGAAGAACTATTAGAAAGTTATCACAGTCATCGCTTTAGTGTAAACATGCTAGGTCGTCAGATGGGTAAAACTACTACTGCTGTGGGATATTTGTTATGGTATGCGATGTTTGTCCCTAACAGCACTATCCTTATTGCAGCTCACAAATATACAGGTGCTAAAGAAATTATGCAACGCTTGCGCTATGCATACGAAACATGTCCTGATCATATTCGATGTGGAGTCACAAGTTACAATAAAGAATCGATAGAATTTGACAACGGTAGTCGTATCGTAGCACAGACAACAACAGAAACAACAGGTCGTGGTATGTCATTATCACTACTATACTGTGATGAGTTTGCGTTTGTTCCGCCTAACGTAGCCAGTGAATTCTGGACTTCAATATCTCCTACACTAGCCACAGGTGGTAAAGCGATTATTACCAGCACACCAAATAGTGACGAAGATCAATTTGCGCAGATTTGGAATGAAGCAAACAAACGCTTCGACGAGTATGGCAACGAAACTGAAGTAGGGCGCAACGGCTTCGCACCATATATGGCCATATGGAGCCAACATCCAGATCGTGATGAAAAGTGGATGAACGAAGAAATGTCACGGGTAGGTGAAGAACGTTTCCGCCGTGAACATAATTGTGAATTCTTAATCTTTGACGAAACCTTAGTTAACAGTATCAGTCTGTCAGACATGGACGGCAAAGAACCTATCATGAAGATGGGACAAGCACGCTGGTACAAGAAGATTAACCCTGCCAGTACATATATTGTAGCAATGGATCCTAGTCTCGGTACAGGTGGTGACTATGCTGCTATTGAGATCCTAGAAGTTCCTAGCATGGAACAAGTAGGCGAGTGGCATCACAATATGACTCCTGTACAAGCACAGGCACGTATCTTACGTGATTTGCTAAAATATATAGAAGATCAATGTTCATCCCACGGTGCAACAGCAAGCATATACTATTCAATAGAAAATAACACAGTAGGTGAAGCAGCCTTAGTTGCTATCAATGAACTAGGTGAAGAAACATTCCCAGGTATGTTCCTAAGTGAGCCTATCAAGAAAGGGCACGTTCGCCGCTTCCGTAAGGGATTTAACACAACACACTCGGCTAAGATTAATGCCTGTGCTAAACTTAAACAGTTAATCGAATCAAGACAGCTTAAAGTAAACAGCAAGACCTTGATCAGCGAACTTAAAACATTCGTTGCTGCAGGTATCACTTATAAAGCTAAAACAGGACAGCACGACGATCTAGTTTCTAGTCTACTGTTAGCAATGCGTATGATTTTGATACTGCAAGACTGGGATCCAAGCATCTATGAGAAGATGCGCGATCATACAGGGCTCGAAGAGCATGATCTTCCTATGCCTATCTACATCAGCTCATACTAAATATACATTATGGACGCAATCAATTTAATATCACAAGATTTATTTGACAAGGTACGTAGCCGCTACTCTAACCTAGAAATGGGTGATGAAGATGGTAACGTAACGTCAGATCCGCAACAAGCACGCTTTTTTGACTTTGACTACACAGTTGAAGGCAACAACATCGGTCGTGTTAGCATCTCAATCAACGAGCGTGGATCACTTAAAGTATTCTACGGACAAGGTATCTTAGAAGGTACAGATCCGCTAACACAAGACCAGTGGTTTGATTTCTTAAGAGAAATGCGTAACTTTGCTAAACGTAGGCTAATGCGCTTTGATACACGAGATATCACTAAGTCTAATCTAGATAAAACAGATTTTCAATATCTAGCATCAACAGGATCTAAGGAAGATAATAATATGTCAGAAAGTAAAATGTATGGTAGCTCAAAAAGCAGTTACCTCCCACTAGAAAAAACTAAACTAATCTTACGTCACAATAAAGCAGTTGACGAAGAACAACGTGGCGCACGTAGTCGTAATATTGCTTCAATATATGTTGAAAACTCAGAAGGTGAGCGTTTCAAATATCCATTTATACATATCGCAGGTGCTAAGGCTATGCAACGTCATGTTGCCAACGGTGGCCGCCCATATGATGAGTGCGGCAATGCTATTATCAAAATGAGCGAAGATATCGCTAAACTAGTTGCTTTTAAACGACATGTTGGCAAGCACGATAGTATGCACCAAGAAGCAAATGCTATCATGGAAAAGACTAACGCTAAGTTAGAAAGCCTACGTCATCAAGTTGGATGCTTGTGTAAACAAGGTCACTACGAAAGTTGGAAAGAAGCGTTTTCTCCTGCCTCAGATGAAGTGATGATGGATCAAGCTACGATGGAAGATTACAAGGCTAAGTTTACAGTTAGCACATTCTCCGAAGACCTAACAGAATATTTTCCACTTGTATATGCAATCATGCAAGAAGCAGGTGAAGTAGATTTAGAATCATATGTCGAAGAAGCTACTGATACAGTAGAAAAAGATGCAGAAGGCAATGTTAAATCTTGGAAGCACGAAGGCGATTGGAAAAAATCAGAAAAAGATCCAAAAGTAAGCGGTCCAGGCAAAGCACATCACCTAAGTGATCTTGCACGTCGTCAATCAGAAAAGACAGCAGGAAAAACATTTGAGAAGTTTGAAGAATGGGCAGATGATGTTACAGAAGGCAGATTAACAGACGATGAAATCGCTAATCTAAAAGATTTGTTAGATAACGGGTTAACTTTAGGAGTTGACGGTACTAATGCTATCGAGTCATTACAAGATCTCGGAATTGATGATCCGGACTTGATCTCAGCATTAGAACAGTTAGCAAAAGTAAATTCAGAAGCAGACCCAACTCCAACTATCGGTGCTTGGTTAAGTAAGAATGATCCAGATGCTGCGCATGCATTAGGTATGGAACACGAACAACCTGCAGCTCCGGAGCAAGCTCCTGCAGAACAACCACCCGCTGGTGCAGAGCCAGGTGTTAATACTGCACCATCTCCGACAGAGGAAGCAGTGGGTGATGATTACGCTAACAAGACTAAGAAGTTATCACAAGCTGGACAAAAACCAAAAGAGCCAGAACTAAGTGTTGGTCAGAAACTTAAGAGCATTGTTAAAGGTGCGCATGCCTGGATTAATAATAAACCAGATATGGATTCAGATCTAGATCTAGGTGAAGAAGGCGAAGGCGAAGAAATGCAACAAGAGGAAGTATCATTACAAGATATCGCCGAAATGGTTAAGAGCTTTTACGATAGAGAAACTAAGAAATTTCCACTAGGCAAAACTGGTGTTGTTACTAAAGTTCGCAAAGAAATGGGTGACAATGCTGCTACCTTAGCAGAGCGTTTAGTTGATCACTTAGAATCAAACTGTGATGAAGAACAACAAAACGATATGGCCATGGAACCACATGATAGCATTAGCCCAGTACACGGCGGTGAAGATGAGGATCCTAATCAACACGATAGAGGATGGTTCGGTAATGCAGATGTAGAGCAAGAAGCATTTGAAGATATCCTACGCTTATCAGGTATTAAAAAATAGTCAAAATAAATTCCATATAGGGGTTGACGTGATAAATAGAACTGTGTATACTTAATGGTATGCACAGTTTTTTCTTTTAGTCAGTTGGCTTTAAGAGAATGGCACATTTATTATAAAGGATTAATCATTATGGCAACTTTAGCAGAAATCAGAGCAAAACTTCAAGCATCAAGTCAACAAAACGGCAGCCGTGAAGGCGGCGGTGACAACGCAATTTACCCACATTGGAATATCGCAGAAGGAACAAATGCAACCGTGCGTTTCGTACCTGACGCAGATCCAAACAACACTTTCTTCTGGATCGAACGTGCAATGATCAAATTGCCTTTCGCAGGAGTCAAAGGCGAAACAAATAGTAAACCAGTAACTGTACAAGTACCTTGCATGGAAATGTGGGGCGAGACCTGCCCAGTCTTAACTGAAGTGCGTCCTTGGTTTAAGGATAAAAGTTTAGAAGAGCAAGGTCGTAGATACTGGAAAAAGAAATCATATCTATTCCAAGGTTTTGTAGTAGATAGTAGCTATCAAGAAGATGGGAAAGTTCCAGAGAATCCAATCCGTAGATTTGTTATGGGCAGTCAAATCTTTAATATCATCAAGGCAGCATTGCTTGATCCAGATATGGAAGAGTTGCCGACAGACTATGTACGTGGCGTGGACTTCAAAATCACTAAGACATCAAAAGGTGGTTATGCTGATTATTCAACTTCAAATTGGGCTCGTCGCGAACGTGCATTAAGCGAAGAAGAATTAGGCGCGATCAAACAGCATGGTGTGTTTAATCTCAAAGACTTCTTACCTAAGAAACCAGGTGATGTTGAACTTAAAGTTATCAAAGAAATGTTTGAGGCATCAGTAGATGGCGAAGCATTTGACATGGAACGTTGGGGTCAATACTTTAAACCTAGTGGCTATAATGCTCCAGCAGGTAGTGCAACTCCTGCAGTGGCTGCGCCTGCTCCAGTGGCGGCACCAGTTGCTAAGGCAGCACCAGCTCCAGAAATCAACGAAGATGAAGATCTACCATTTGAAGCAGATGCACCAATAGCGGCTCCTGCGGCTCCTACACCAACAGGTAGCGACAGTGCAAGCTCACGTGCTCAAGATATCTTAGCTGCAATCCGTAATCGTAGTCAAGCGTAAGAGGTAGATCATGGCGAAAGCATTTGATATCTCTAAGTTCCGTAAGGGACTGACTAAAAGTATTGACGGTCTCGGTATTGGGTTTAACGATCCAACTGATTGGATTTCAACTGGCAATTACGCACTAAACTATCTTATCTCAGGGGACTTCTTTAAGGGAGTTCCCCTTGGTAAGGTAACAGTGTTTGCTGGTGAATCAGGCGCAGGTAAATCGTATATCTGTTCAGGTAACATTATCAAATCAGCGCAAGAGCAAGGCATTTACGTTATCTTGATTGATAGTGAAAATGCACTTGACGAAAGCTGGCTACATGCCCTAGGTGTTGACACTACTGAAGAAAAACTTCTTAAGTTAAACATGGCGATGATTGATGACGTTGCTCGTACTATCTCAGAGTTCATGAAAGAATACAAAAGTATGCCTCCAGAAGAGCGTCCAAAAGTATTGTTTGTAATTGACTCGTTGGGTATGTTATTAACTCCGACAGATGTTAATCAGTTTGAAGCAGGTGAAATGAAAGGTGACATGGGCCGTAAGCCTAAAGCACTTACATCACTTGTTCGTAACTGTGTTAATATGTTTGGCACATATAACGTAGGTATGGTTTGTACAAATCACACATACGCAAGTCAAGACATGTTTGATCCAGATGATAAAATCTCAGGTGGTCAAGGCTTTATCTACGCAAGTTCAATCGTAGTAGCGATGCGTAAACTGAAACTTAAAGTTGATGCAGACGGTAACAAAACTTCAGAAGTACACGGCATTCGTTCAGCATGTAAGATCATGAAGACCAGATATGCTAAACCTTTTGAAGCTGTTCAAGTTGAGATTCCTTATACAACAGGTATGGCTCCTACTAGTGGTTTAGTTGACCTATTTGAAGCAAAAGGCGTGTTAACTAAGAGCGGTAACAAGTTACAATACATTAATAAAGCAACGGGTGAAGTTACTTCAGAGTTCCGCAAGAATTGGTCAGAAGAAAAACTAATGACCATTATGAATGCTTGGGATGATGCAGTAATTGAAACAAGTGGTGCTGAATTAATAGAAACAGAAGGTGAGGAAGCATAAAATGGATGATAGTTTAATTATGGAAATATGGGATACATTCAAAGAGTATATTCCGGAAAAAAATAAAGACACAGCGGCAAATCACTATGTCGATTATCTGTTAGGTAAGGATGTAGGACCAAGTGTTTTAGAAACATTCGTAGGTTACGATTCACATCTCGACGATGCTATCAAAGCAGTAGTTGAGGAAGAAAAAGGCTACGACGAAGAAGAAAGTGAATGGAGTGATGGTGAGGACGAGGACTATTAATGGCCCAATGGTACGCTAAGGTTAGTAAAGACATCAGTCACTTACCGGCGTGCATCGATCACTTCTATGCGGAACTGGAAGATGCCCGGCGCGAAGTTAAGATCTATGGTAACATAGAGAAAGCTAGTGCAGCACTTCCAGGTATCGTAGAACACCGTTTTAATCAGCTTCAAGAGATTGAAGCTGTATTAGAATACCTAAACATTGAACTAAGACGAGTTAGGTCCAAGACATTTAAGAAATATCTCGAGAACTATCAACGTGCATTAAGTTCACGTGATGTTGAAAAGTATGTTGATGGTGAAGCAGATGTAGTTGATATGGAAAAGATTATCAACGAGTTTGCTCTACTACGTAACCAATGGATTGGCATCATCAAAGCCGTTGATCAAAAGCAATGGCAAATCACCAACATCGTAAAACTGCGAACAGCAGGGCTAGAAGATGCGAGTCTATAATGTATATCGAAGAGTTAATTGACCGTTTAGCCAGTAACGGAAACTATCTATTCCACAAGCCGTTGACTATCGCTTATATCGATATCACTATCGTAACTAGCCTGTCTGATCAGGTACAACGAGGTAGTGCATATACTGAGAAGCAACGTGGACTAGCTCTGCGTATAGCAACAAAGTATACTTCACAACTTAGTGCAGATCTAGGATTTGATGTCACTGCGGTAGTAAAGAATCCTCAATATAAACATCCTATACGAGTGTTGTCTGGCATCAGAGCTATTAATATTGTGGATAGCGAAAATAGTTCTGTTATAAAGGTCCAGTTTCCGTATAATCAAGAGTTAGTCGACAGTATCAAGAAGTACAAAGATTCAGTATCGACATTTGAGTCTTTTGGTGTTGGTTGGAATAGTGATGAGAAATGTTGGGATTTTAAATTAAATGAACCTAACATACAATTTCTAAGTTCATTCATTGAATTAGGATTTATCGCAGATGATCTATTTTTAAAATACAAAACTGAAGTGGCAGAAGTAGAATACCATATGGATGAATATATTCCCATAGTAGAATATATTGATGGGCATTTTGGATATAATAATGTAGTAGATCATATTCCGCAACCTACTTCAACAAACTTGATAGAAGTTTTGTTGCATGCTAGGAGATACGGTATCACATGTTGGTCCGAACCTATCGATATTGCATTAGAATCAGTTGACCCTGTGATATATAAGTTCCTAAAAAATACTTCAGGCGAAGTTTCTTTTCCTCCAGGTGAAACAGAATTAGAGCAAATAAGTGATATACTTACGTTCTCAGAGAATGTATTATTTGTAATACCCGGTGGCACCGAGTTAGATCATTTACAATATGTGCATGAGTATCTAAAATCAATACACTATCAATATGATCAAATGACTGTTATGTTTAGATTGGATAGCAGCAGTGGTAGGGTGTGTAATGATTATATTAAAGAAAACAAATTGATTACTCCGTTAACTGATAAGGTTAAATTTGTTTTTGTTAGTGGAAAGATTCCTAAACCATTAATCGAATCAGGAAAGAACTTTGACATGATAATACACTTTGGTACAAACAGTGCTCATTATACATTAAAGAACTACATTAAAAATCATCACAATGTTATTAGTATGAACTTACCTAATAGAAAAAACAGGGAACTAAATTTTGGCTAGTTGTAAAATAATAATCAAGGATGAAGTGAATATTAAGATTGAGAATTTAGATCTCGATACTCGTAAGGCTTTGGTTAGAAAGTTTAAGTACGAGGATCCAACGGCTCGCTATCGCCCTAGTTATAAGTTAGGTCGTTGGGATGGAGCAGTTAGTTTCTTTGGTCTAGGCGGAACAACATATCTATATCTACTACCTAAGGTATTAGAGGAACTAGAGAAACGCAACTATTATATTGAAGTAGAAGACCTACGTACTAGTCCTTTATTAGAGTTTGATCTAGTAGACACAGAGTACTGGGGAGATCTATGCTGGCCCAAAGGTCATCGCTTTGCTGGTGACCCTATTAGACTGCGTGAAGACCAAGTAGAAGTTGTCAACAAGTTCTTACAAAATCCACAGTGTATCCAAGAGATCGCAACAGGCTTTGGCAAGACGATTACAACAGCAACCTTGGCTAAGATATGCGAGAAGTATGGTCGCACTATTACAATCGTACCAAACAAGTCACTGGTAGAGCAGACCGAAGAGGACTTTATCAACTGTCAATTAGATGTAGGGGTTTACTATGGTGATCGTAAAAATCTAAACAAGACTCACACAATATGTACATGGCAAAGCCTAAACATACTTGACAAGAAGAATCAAGATGACAACGAGTTATTAAGCATCGCAGAGTTCTTAGAAGGTGTTAGCACGGTAATGGTAGACGAAGTGCATATGGCCAAAGCAGAAGTCTTAAAGAAACTGCTAACCCACAACATCTCCCATGCACCAATACGTTGGGGGCTAACTGGTACAGTACCTAAAGAGGAAATTGACCAGTTAAACATTAAAGTATCCTTAGGTGAAGTAGTACACGAAGTCAAGGCTTACGAGTTGCAAGAGAAGGGTGTGCTAAGTAATTGTCACGTGAATATCGTACAGACTGCTGAGTGGAAAGAGTTTGGAGGATATGCCGAGGAATTGAAATACCTTGTGACCAATAAAGAACGTATGGACTTTGTTACTAACTTGGTACGCACCATTGGGGATAGTGGTAATACACTAGTATTGGTTGACAGAATTGAATCTGGGCGTATAATAACAGATGCGATAGAAGATTCTGTCTTTATTAGCGGCAACGTGAAAACTACAAAGAGAAAAGAAGAATATAATGAAGTGGCAATTAATGATAACAAGATTATTGTGGCGACTTACGGTGTGGCCGCTGTGGGTATTAATATCCCTCGTATTTTTAATATGGTTCTTTTGGAGCCCGGAAAGAGCTTTGTTAGGGTTATACAGAGTATTGGAAGAGGCATTAGAAAAGCCGACGACAAAGACTTCGTACAAATCTGGGACATCACTGCTAGCACAAAATATGCTAAACGACATTTAACAGAACGAAAACGGTACTATAA